TCTCAACTTCTCCAAATGGTAAAATAGTTGTTGTTGGAGAACCATCTCTCATTGTTCTTATCTGAACTGTTACTGGAATTCTTTGATCTTTAGTTTTAAAGAATAAATCACCACCAGTAATAAACACACCATCTTGATACTCATTTTTAGCAACTAAGAATGATTGTGCAAGTGGATCATACCACTCTTCCTCTACATTTACTTCTGTTCTTATCTGATCTTCCAAAAGATTAGTTTCAATTCTGGTTATATCATTTTCAACTCCTGTGAATCTTCTATCTACTATAGGAGATTTAATATTAATAGCTTGTTCTTGAGTGTTATTGCGTGTACCAGAAGTAAAGTACGTAGTCTCTGCTGAACTACCACCAGGATCCAATTTATTTGCATTAACTGGACTTGTAGTTAGTCTGATTGTACTTTCACCAGTAGTAAATTTAGGATTACTTGCAAGTTTAGGATCTGGAATATGTAAAGATATTATTAAAGATCCCTTATCATCACTTATTAGTGATAAATCCCCGACAGTTGCTTCACCATTTCCAGAATTAGATGCAAGTGGCATTCCTGGTGTAACCCATCCTAGATGATCTGGTTGTGTATGTACCGCAAGACCAGCAGTATCAATGTTTAGGGTAGTACTAGAACTTGAATAAACATTTGGAATAGATGAATTATCATATGGACTAATAGTGTATGTTTCTGTTGGAGAGTTGAATGGCCCTGTTTTATGATTTGATGTTGCCACTCTAAACAAGATACTTGGTATTCCAGGAATTCCAATAGAAGCATTTGATGTTTTTACAATATCTCCTTCTTGGAATGAACCTCTGGTCATAGTTATTGGAAGAAGTTTTGGAACACAATATGCACTAACATCTTGATTTTCCATGAAAACATAATATTTGGTATTTGGTTTTAATCTTTTACCTACAATTTCAATATTTCTTGTTCTGGCATTATGAATTATCTCAGTACTAACAACCTTGGTTCCAAGATCAATTACTTCCTCACCAACTGATAGATTAAGATTCATTTCTCTTTCAATACCACTTCTTTCGAATGTTTGAAGAATATCATTTGAAGTTGTTGTAGTGGTTGTATTCCATCTGTTTATACCCTGTCCAGGAATAAATCCACTATCTCCTCTCTCAGAAGTAGTAGAGCTATTAATTACAGTAGAAGAAACAATTTCTTCACCAATTAAATCTCTACCACCCCATGTGATTTCATGACTATTCCACATACTTGATGCCATTCCACCGTTTTCACGATCTTCTACACCTAACAATTCTGCAATTGCATTAAATGTAGAGTCTACATTGAATACATCTGGTGTACCCAGTGGAACTTCTTCAATCCAGAAATCTTGTTCTGGACTTAGAGTAAGTGAACCAGCATAATTTGCAATATGGAAAGGATTTAAGTTTTCAGTTCTTGTTGCAAATGGTTGTTCAACAAAAGTTTCGGAAGAAAAATCAAGAAGTAAAGCTGGGCCTTTTCTGGCAATATTAGCATCAGCAAAATCTGATATCCATCTGTAGTCAGAATTAACTGGATCTGCTTTACTACTAATAGTTTCAAATCCTAGTCCAACATTTCTTTCAGTAGAACGAGGTCTACATTCACCTCTTTCTACATCAATATCAAAGAAAGATTCTCCAGTTAAGTTATGAACTTTATGATCTCTAAAATTATCTACAAAGAAACCAGATTTAAATTTATCTAATCCAGTATTAGGATCTTTAATTGATAAATTTTTAGTATCAGTTTCAAGAAGAGAAAGTGTCGTATAATTTTCTAAATTTTTAACTCTATGCTCAAGACTATGAATATCTCTCATAGTATATCTCTTATGAGGTATGGTTCTTACTGTAACATCCTCCATTGCATTATAAACATATGGCGGTAAATTAAGAATTGCAACTGCAAATGCGTCATCATTTGGTAGTGGTGCTTTTGGTAAATCAGATGGTTGTCCTTTCTTAACTTCAAACTTACCATCTTTAGTTAAATAAAGTCTATCTATTCTACCTTGATAATAAGCGTAATCGAGTATAACTGTCTTATTAGATACTACATTTTCTGATCCAGAATCTTTGAAAATTCTAGAATAAAAACTAAATGGAGATGAACCAGGATTAGCAGATAATGCAGGTACTCTTGGTCTTAAATCAAGTACATCTGATGCTCTTCTATCAACAATAAAAGGTACTTCAGTTGAATAATTTACATCAGTATAACTATCAATAGATTCTACTACTCCACTATTTTCGGATGTAGAATAATGATCGAATACTATTCTAAGTTTTCTTGTTGGTTCTTCTATATCTTTTTTTCTTATAATTCTTGCATAATCAGCAAAGTCATATCTTTGCCCATTATCAAAATTATAACTCTTAGTGATATTTCTATCACCCTCACCTAATACACTGACATTGGCAAATATTCCAGAAGTTTGGAATGTAATTTGTTCATCCTTCTCAAAGAACTTATCATTTTCATAAACAAATGATATTTTTGTCCCACTATCTACAACAACAACTCTACCAACAGCATTAGAAGATTCTCCAATTATTTGTTCACCAGCAATAATATTATTAATAAAAGTAGCAGATTGACTTGTTGCAGTTATAGAAGGTAATGTTGGATTATCTTTATTATTAGATTCAAATACAGCCAACACTCTATAGAGATCTGGAACGTTCAATGAAATCTCATCATCCTGTACTCTTGTTCCATATACAGTACTGTAAGTTAATCCATCGTTAAATGATGTTGTAGTGATTCCAGATCCACTGTATTTTGATCTATCAACAACAAGATTGGAACACCTTGTAATTGTCTTATCTTTAGAAGATAACTTACTTCTCTTGACTGTTGCTGTTAGTGTTGCAGAACCAGTACGAGATAATCCATTTATTGTAACTGTCTTAAGTGTACCGTCAACCTCTACTTGAGCTGCTCTTAGAGGTTCCTTTACATTAGCAATAGTTAAGACATAATTTTCATTACTAAATGGTTCAAAAAAGAGATCAGTAGTAACTCCACCAATATCACTTATGTTAAAAGTAAACCCTGTTGTGGATGTTATGTTCTTAGTAATTTGTTTTCTTACAACATAAGAACTATCCAAAAGATTAATACTTGAAACATTCGTATTTGCCAACTTGATTCTAAAACCAGGATCATCACTAGAATTCAATGTTGGATCTACAATATTAACACCAGTGGGTGATTGTCCTGCAATAGTCGCACCATCACACTCACCAGTAACAGTAGATACGCCAGCAAGACTAAGATTATCCTTAGTTACTGCAGTTACCCTATTAAATACTGGATCAGATCCTGAACCATAACTATAGGTAAACATATCACCAACATTAACTAATTCTCTAAAGTCTGCAATTCCTCCAGCAGATGCAGTACCAGTAGCCAAAGTAGTAATACCAGTAATACTGAATTCAATTCCAGAATCAAAAACGTTTCTCTTTCTATCTAAAACTAAGTTAGCAGCAAAACTGGTAGTTCCTGCTCCTGAACCACCAGGACTGTGTAATGCCTTTATGGAGGTAAAATTATTATCATGAATAGAAGTTATATTACTTCCTGCTTCCAAACCACTAACTAGAAGTGGTTCATTTAATTGGAAAGATCCCTTAACATCATTTAAATAAAAACTAAGATTATTTGCACCCATACCTTCCACAAATCCACTAGCACCACTGTATTTTCCTTTAATATGAACTCTTTCACCAATTCCTGCTGTGGTTGCTGCAATTCCTATTGTAGTAAATGTTTGAATATCAAATAGTCTTGTCTCATAAACTGTATTTGCAACACCAACAAGACTTGTTTGTTTAAAGTCATATACTCTTGCTTTACCTATAACTTGTGCACTTCCTAATAGACCTTTATTTGTTCCATCATCATTGTTTGTATTAAGTCTCCTATCTAATAAAAGAACACTAGTAGAGAATCCTATTGCAGGAGCACCACTAATACTATTAACATTAACATAATTTCCTACTCGAATAGGAACAGAAACATTCTCTTTTAATTTTGTTGTTCTTGGTTTTACTACATCAACAGAAGAAGTAGAAACTTTTTCTATTTCATATCCTCTCACATAAGCCTTTCCTGGACTTATCTGTAAACTCATGATATCATCCGTTGGGGTATTTCCATTCTGAGTAGTCTGAAGTGCTGAATATACACCTCTATTTGATATTCTATCATTCAATGATTCTCTAACATCAATATTAAATGGTTTGATGTAATAATCCCCAGATTCATCATATGTTCTTCTTGCTAATTCATCTTTAAAAATATTATAATCAGTTTTCTTTAGTTGTTCTCTTACATTACCATCTTCAATACGTAATAATTCAACAAAATCTATATCATTATTATCATCTAAATTTTTCTTTGATAGTGTTGTAGATATCCTAAATCTATCAGCACCTGGTGCAGATTCATTAGAAAATCCTCTTGCATTATCAAAAAGATCATCATTAGTATTTGATGCTCTAACTATTTCCTCATTAAGTGATAAACCAACTCTATAACTTGGACTATTAGTGTATTGATCTAAAATTACTGTTGAAGTTGGGACTCGGACAAAATATCCACGAATATAAAATACTCCCTCACTAATAGAAAATGCAGATCCTATTGATGTTGCATCAGAAACTATACATCTAGCAAATTGATTATTTGCTTCGATACTCGTATTTGAAAAACTTATATCAGAAAGAGTAATTAAGTTTTCTCCATTCTGAAAAGTTCTTGTTTCTCCATCATCACCAGATTTATTATATTTTACATATAAAGTATCAAATCCATCTATAGATTCTGTTGACGTAATTCTATTAACAACAGTTGCTCTTACACCAGAAAGTTCTCCCTGTATTTCTATTTTATTATCTGCTAAAAATTGAGTATAGTTTCTTACTGGAATATTTACAAAATTTGGATCAATTTTAACTGAACAATAATCAGGATCATAGAATGTTCCACCAGGAATGACCATTGACCCTTCTTTGAAAAAGTGTTGGCCAAATCTTTCAATTTGATTCTGAAGAATAGATTGTAGAGTAGTTAATTCTCTTGCCTGAACTGGAAATCCTGGTTTAAACAGTACCTTATTATAATTTTTAGATTCGTTAAAATCATCAAAATATGGAGAAACGTTCAGATTTGTATTTTGTGTCATCTGTTTAGAATTCTACTACGATTTTTACTTCTTCTTTTTGGGAGGATGATCTAGTTATAGGTGCTCTATTATCAATGTATATAATATTCCCAGAATATTTTTCAATATCTGGGGGAGCAACACCAGCATTAAATGTTTGCCCTAAATCAACATTTTTACCACCAACAGAAATTACATTACTATTGAAAGCAGTATCAGGACTCAAATTAAGAGTTCCTAAAGTTGGATGAGTACCACCAGTAATATTACCTGAACCAGCTGCAGAAGTAAATGCTAATTTCTTAAATGAAGCAACTGATAATGTGGAAAATCCAACGGGTTGATAGTATCTTAATACAGAAGTATTTTGATTCCAAGAAGCAACTAATCCGATTGCAGTGTTACCAACGGAAACTGTTTGTGTAATCTGTGCATTATTAGCAAAATTAGCAGCAGTAACTCCAGTTCCAGTTAATTTTAATGCAGAAAGAGCAGTTGCAGTCGTACTATTTAGTAACTCACTGCCACCTGTTCCATTGTATTTTAAAGGATTTTGTATAAGTCCTACTCTAGAAAAATCATTGTCTGTAATATAATCTGGTACATCATCGACATTATTTTCGTATTTGGAATATACCATTACTCGATATCCACCAAGTTCTCTATAAATGTCTGCACCATGTCCACCTGGAGGAGGAATTATAACTTCAAATTCAGCACCACCACCATCATTAACCTCAACAGAACTTCCTACTGTACCTCCTTTAACACCCTTCTCAAATCGCAATCTTGCCCAAGTATAATTGGCACCACCTTGTGTAACTTCTACTTCAGAAACTGCACCACCAATTATCTTAACAGATGCTTTACCCCCTGTTCCATCTCCTTCTATAGGTACATTAGCAATTGTGTTGGTAGCACTACCATCAATATCGTATCCAGATCCATAATTTTTTATTATAATTGTCTGTATCTCTCCAGCAACAGCAGCATTTTTAACTGATAGAGTTGATGCATCGCCCCACTTTTTAGGAAGGGGAAGATACTTTGATGTTGCAAACTTAACAACATCTGCGGGAGATATAGTATACAAATACTTCCAAACATATCCATCAGTACCAGCTGCTCTTGGTGCATCATCTACAAATTTTGGTTCGTATATTGATTTTTCACCAGTAGAGTTTGGATTTGCTCCATTATTAATACAAATATAAACTCTATACTCAGAGTTCATGACATAATAATTTGACCCATATAATGTAGTGGAACCACTGATGGGTGACAAATAATCTCCATCATAAGTATTCTTATACATGTCATAGGTAGTTCCAGATTGCCAATCTATTCTTGGAATTACTCTTGTTACATCATTTTCTTGAACTTTCTTCAAGAAGAGCATACTATCATGATATAAACTTTCTTGTTGAAAAGAATCTCTAGGATCTGGTATATCTGTGCTCCAATTAGTTTTTCCATAATTTACTACGTCCGTATATCCAGGATTAGGATGAGCTAAAAACGTATAGTAATTATTATTTCCAGTCGTACCAACACCAACAAAACTCTTAATAAAAGTCTCGGCATTCAATATTCTAAACTGGTCTGTGATTATCGCTGGCATTGCTGTGTTTTTTTGATTATTTATACCAATATAATATATCTATCTAATATCGGTACTTTCTAGCATAATTTGTAGGGTTCTAGATGCTTCAACAGTGTCTGTTGCAAGTCCAACTTGATTCACTTCAAATGATTTAGCATCAGCTGGTCTAGAAGCAACATTTATTGTTCCCCAACTATACGTACCAAGATTTGCTACGGTTGTTAAACCAAGAGTGTTAATTCCAGATAATGAATCCACATTACATGTAACAGTAATTGCACCATCAGTTGCAGCATAAGATACCCAAGTATTCGCATAATAAATGTTATCAATAAAACTATTTCCAATAGAAATAACATCATTGACACCTGTATTTAACGATTTAGTTCCACCAGTATCAATACCAATTACAGTATTTCTAACAACAAAATAATCACCAGTAGTAATTCCAGATACAGATCTTTGTTCTTGATCAGGAGAAGGATCATAAATTGATGGATCTGGTTTAATTGTAAATTTAATTGAAGGTGTTGCAGTACCAACTCCACTTGTATGTGTTGTTATTCCAATAATTACTCCAAAATCACCAGTGTATGTACAATTCTGAAGAACTTCAGACTGTGGTCTTGGTGATGTAACAACATCATTTACTGTTCTTGCAATTTCTTTATCATATTTGAGTGTATTATTACCATTAATATCAGTCTGTTGAGCAAGTGAAAAAGGTGATCTTCCTGTCCAAGATTCTGTTGCTGCTGTTGCCAATCCAGAAATTCTTACATCATTTAATACACTACCAACAGAAGCATCAATATGATGGAATGCATAAGTATCTTCAACGTATATTTTAGTATCTGTTGCTGAAAAACTTTTTGTAACTTTTGTAGCTGGATAAATTTGTGGTTCCAAATAATCTCTTTCTTTGGAAACTAACAAACCATCAATTATTTTATCCTCTCTTTGTTTTGTCCAAAAAACTGGTCTACTAAAATCAGAATTGGCAAGAATACCCTGACCAAAATAGGTATTAGTATTAACAAGATCAGAAGCAGTTAATTCATGTATTGTCCTAGTTTCTTGAGAAGGAGGAAAATTAAGAGTTTTATATTCTACATTACCATTATCATCCTTAGAAAGAGTATCAATACCTGCTCTGATCTGAAGTAAATCACCCACTTTAACAGTTTCATCAACTTTAACATCAGATACATCGTTATCGGATCCAAGATAAAGATAGAACTTAAATTTACTTCCTTTTGGAGGTGCTTCTCTAAATGATATTTTAGTACCTTTATCAAAGACATAATCTTCTCCAGGCATCTGTAAAACATCATTCAAGAATAAAAGAAGATTATTTGCTAGAACTATTCCAGAACCTGCTCTTTTATCAATACTATAATACTCTTTAGATGCAGTTGTTCTGGTTATTAGGAAAGTTTTCTTAAATCCATTGAAGAGTTCACTAAAATCATCCATTTCTAAGAACTTACCAAAATTCCAAGAAGCAAATTTATCTTTATATTCATTTTCAATTGTTAAAGTAAATGCAGTTGTTCCAATTCCAGCTTGAACTGGTAATCCTGATAGTGTAAGTTCCTCACCAACTTCATAACCCATTCCACGGTTATTAATATCGAAAGAAATAATACTTCCACCAGTTCCAACAACAACATCCATTGTTGCATTAGATCCACTTCCACCTGTTAGTGGAATGTCAATGTATGGTGAAGGTTCATCAATTGTTAAAGTAGGGATATTTGATGTCGTATATCCACTACCTGGATTAACAACAGTGATACTAGTAACAATACCAGCATTATTAATATGAGCACTTAACAATGCCTCACTTCCTGTTCCATCAGGGAATGTTACTCCAATAGAAACTCTTGGGGAAGAAATATATCCTTGACCAGCAGTATTAATAGCAACGGAAGCAATAGTTCCTGCAACAGAAACAACAGGAGTTGCTATCGCTCTAGTTGGAATTTGATATCCACTACCAACTCCCACAGTAAACTCACCAATAATACCACCCCTTGGAAGATCTCCATTTGCTGCAGATCCAGTAAATGTAACTGTCACACCAGTTCCAACTATATAATCGTTATTATCAGAACTTCCAAGATCAGAATACCAAGGTCTTTGGAAAATATTATTGATAAGAATCACACCAAAGTATGAACTAATACCAACTGGAAGATTTGTTCCCTCACTTTGTAATGTAAATTGACTTGCACTTCCAGTAAATGTATCAGAAAGATCATCAATAATATTATTATCAGTATAATCTAACCTATAGAATATTCTTCCTCGGAAAGAAGAACTTGTGTCATATTTTCCAGACTTTCCGTATGGAGGAGTAGTAAAATGTATTTTACCTTTTTCGATTCTATAATCACCTGATAGGGCAGTTATTCCTGCTCCAACTGTATGAACACCTATTTGGGTACCCATTGCACCTCTAGTTACTCGCAAGGTTGTTGTCGACCCAATACCAACACTGTTTACTTTTATTATTTCATCATTAATTTGAACTATAGATTTTCCTTCCAATTTAGTTGCATCAGTAACATAGATAACAGTCGATCCAATACCAACTGGAGCAGATAATTCTAATGATATAGCTCTTCTTGCTAATGGACTCTGAATAATGTTATCAATTAAAATTAAATTTCTAGCAGTTGCATCTCTTGGTGGAACACTAAATGTGTGTCCAGATCCACCGTATGTTGGTACAGAACCACCAGAAGTGACAAAAGTAACTCCAATTCCATTACTATCAACAGCATCTGCTTTCGATACTGCTACTCTAAAGTTTTCATTACTATCTCTTATTGCATATAATGTTGGTGGTAATTTGTCAGTAACACCAATACCAGCAACAGTTGTTGTTACTATACCAATAGAATTTCCAGCAGTTTTAGGAGCGTAATGTATCACC